GCTCCAGCGCATCAGAAGGAGAATCTATGGCAGAACCCCAAAAGACTGTTGACGTGCTTCCCCCTGTCACCGGTATCGCGCGGAAGGAACGCCGCGACAAGGGCGTACCGCGCAAGAGCAACATCGCCGCCATGTCCGATCAGTTCATGGCGCTCGAACTCCCGGAGCAGGTAGTCATGCTCGAAGTGCTCCAAGCGCTCCACCGCCAGGTGGTCAAGGGCCGCATCGCGGCAGGAACGGAGGTGGACGATGGCGGATAACAGCCCCGAAGAGCGCCGCTGGCTGGCCGCCATGGGCGTAGCACTCGAATCGCCAGACGATATGCACGCGCTATGCCACCAGCGCTGGCTGGAAGAACGCCAGAAACGCGAGACCGCCGAGGAGAGCATCGTCGCCAACGCGGCGACTTACTCGGCGCTCACCGAGATCCTGGAGACAGAGATCCGGCGCCAGCACGCGGCGGCCGTCTCGGGCTGGTGCATCGCCGTTATCGCCTGCCTCGCGCTGGTGGTGACATGGGCAGTCGGATAGTAAGTGAAAAAGGAGACTTAGTAACATGCCGAAACTGATATTCCGCGGAGCTTACATCCGCTTTGTTGACTTACGTTACGACGATAAGTCGAAACAAAAGTACGTCAAGTTGAACTTCACAGCCGCTTTCTCGGAGCCTGTCCGCGAGGCTCTGGAATGGGGCGAACCGCCGGTCGGCTTCGACTCGGCAAAACTCGATGGCGATCTAACAGCGAGCCATTTTATCCTGACTCCGGATGGCAAGGAACTCCGGCAGCACGAGTTGCAACTTGACTCGACCGGCATTTCGAACTTCGAGTTCGCGCGCGTCAAGGTGGGCGAGGACAGCTTCGAGAATCAGCTGCGCTTCCAGATCGTCACTTCGGCGGTCGGCGCGGCGGCCGTTGCAGAGGCGTACATCGAGGCCATCGGCAAGAGCACCGCGCAACTCCGCGTCAACTACGAGCACCAGGCTGAAATGCCCCTGGAGGACAAACAAGAGCCGCTGATCTCTCGGGAGCAGGCGCGCGACACCAGCGAGGAAACGGATAACATCGAGGAAACCAGCAATCCTGATGCCGCGGCCCCGCTCGCTCCGCTGGCCTCTGCCGTCGCAATGGGCGAAGGGACGCACCAGAAGCGCAAGCCGCGCGAGAACAAGAGCACGGTGAACTGATGCTCCGCGAGGTACCCGGATTCGCAATCCACGGCGCTCCCCGAAGCAAGAAGAACTCGCCGCGTATCGTCAACATTGGCCCCATGTGCCGGGTGTGCGGAAAACGCGGCGGGTTCCCAAAGGTGCTTCCGTCTCTCGCCTACGAGCAGTGGGAGAGAGCGGCCGTCATAGAGTGTATGCTCATCAATCAGAGGCTCCGCGCGGCCGGCGTGGAGCTTCCGATCATCAACCCTATCAGCGTCGAGGCGCTATTCTACCTGGTGCCAACGAAGTCCGGCCTAATGCGCTTGGACTGCCCCGACCTGTCAAACCTGATGGAGGCCGTCGGCGACATGCTCCAGGCGGCCGACATCATCCGCGACGACCGGCAGATTTGCGACTGGGACGGCAGTCGGCGCATGCTTGACGGCGCGGAGCCGCGCGTTGAGATCTACATCACGATATTGGAAGAAATCCCAGTACAGGAGAAACTGTATGTCGAATCTGATGCCCGAGATTGACCGCGAGTGGCCGGCGCACCTGGAGCCGATCCACGGGGGCTACGGGCCGGTACCGCAGCACTACGCACGCTCGCGGCGGGCTCTGCCGGAAGCGCCGGCACCGCCTCCAGTGTCCCGCCGAAAGTGGCATAAATCGCTGATACGACGTAAACCGCGACGGGATCGTGAGTAAGCCGAACAGGAGGGAGAAGATGATGCTGCGGGAGGCCTTGGCCTTTCGCCCTCCACGACTAGAGCTCCATTCCGAGGTGACGCCGCGCATGGTCGAGTTGGGCCGAGAGATGGAGCGCACGCTCATCATGGGAGCCATTCGGGAGGCCGGATGCCGGCGGCGCTACTGCGAGATCGCTGCTCGAAGATTGAGCCAGGGCGTGCTTGATCTGGCGCCCGAAAAGCCTTTACACCCCGGCGAAAGCGGGGTATGATTTCCTTGAGGCTGCCGCAAACCAGCTTCAACGGATGGCCGGACCCGCCGCGTCGCTCCCACGACGCGGCCCCGGCTCACCTTGGGAGAGGTGAACAGTGACACTTCGTGTCCGCGATTGGAACAAGCATTTTGAGACGGCCGCCAGCCGAAAATTGGTGAAGTTGGACTGGGTGGCGATACCGAACAAGATGGACGGGTTGGGATATACCACCCTCGTAGATCATCCCCGAGGGGCGTCTCATCTCGGGTCCTGGTACGCCATCGTGGAGATCGCATCCAGGCAGAAAAAGCGCGGTACGCTCCCGGATGGACCCGGCGGGGTCTGTTTGAACCTTGCCAGGCTGTCTCGGTTGCCGGCCGCCGAGTTCGAGGAAGCAATTCCGCGATTGCTTGAAATTGGATGGCTTGAACAAGTCGATTCGATTCAAGCAGATACAGAGAATCCGCCAATCATCCGCCAATCATCCGCCAGTAATCCCCCATCGTCCACCACTTCGTTGGGAGACGTTGGCGGATCTGTTATGTTATGTCCTGTAATGTCTTGTAGTGTTTCATCATCAAACCTCAAAGAAGAAAAAGTTGTTTTTTTTAAGAAGTTTGATGATGAAAAACCAACACAACAAAAAGCACAAAACAGGCGATCCCCCGAGGAAGAACTGCGCGCGATCCATGAAGAGAAAACCGGCATCCGAATCTCGCCCGATGTCGAACGTCGCATCTGGGAACTGGTCGAACTGCGAGACGTGCCGCGCGTTGAATTTATTGAGCGACTTCGTCCGCATGTGCCGAATACCTGGGAGAATCCGGCCGGATTCCTGACATCGTTTGCCAAACGAATCAACCAGGTTGTGGGCACGGAAATCACGATTCCAGAGTCTCCTCCGGAGCCGTCAAAGAACCCGAATGGACGTTGCAGCGCATGCAACGGGCTCGGCAAGGTGGGTGACGAATGGTGTACCTGCCAGACCGGTCGGGACTTCCACGCGCTGGAACTTCGAAGTCTCGGGCGAAAGCAAATGGCATCCGCGCCGGCAGAACAGGCACAAGCGAAGGCGCAAGCATGATCATCTCCGAATTTATTGCGATTCACGGCCAACCTCCGTACGATCTCAACTTCTGGCCAGGCGGCGTGGACCTCTCACGCTGGGGCAACGAGTGCAAGCGCGGTCTCCGTTACGCCGATACCGGCACGGCGGGGCGCAAAGAGCGCGGGTCCGCCATCGATGGCTACGACCGACAGCAGGCGCGCAATGGCTGACACCGAGCGCTACCAGATGCACTGCCAGTACTGCCAGCAGCGATTCGAGGGCAACACGGTAGCCGAGGCATTGCGCAAAGTCGAAGAGCACGAGCGGGAGAAACATGCCCCTGTGCATTGACCTGTATGCGGGTCTCGGCGGCTGGACTGACGGATTCCTGGCCGAAGGTTGGGACTGCATCGGGTGCGACATCGAGCGGCATCAGTACGGCGAATCGCGCTATCCGGCGCAACTGGTGCTGCAGGACGTGCTCACGCTCCACGGATCGCAATTCCGGCACGCTGACATGATTGTGGCCTCGCCGCCCTGCCAGGCGTATTCTTACCGGGCGATGCCCTGGAAGCGCGCAAAGGCTCTTCCGCCGCCGTCGAACGATCTCTTCGACGCGTGCTTCCGGATTCAGGCTGAAGCGTGCGCCGCGGCCGGTCGCCATGTGCCGATGGTGGTGGAAAACGTCAAGGGCGCCCAGCCGTGGGTTGGTCGGGCAGCGTGGCACTTCGGGAGCTTCTATCTGTGGGGCGACGTGCCGGCGGTGATGCCGATTATCCCGCCGCATCGCAAAGTGCCGGGCGTCAACTTCCACGCGCATGAGAAGGGGATTGCTGGCGGATCGTTCCAGAGCGCGGCGGTAGCGCAAGGCGTCAAGCAGCGGGGCAGCGGGCCGGAATGGTTCGACAAGGCGCTGGATGAGCGGCGGAAAGCGGCGACGTTGACGAAGGACGATTCGCGGCTTGTTGAAGGCCGGAAAGGCTTGGACGGTAAAAGCGCCATTCGGGACAGGAGCAAAGATCCGCGCAAGAGCCACGGCAACAGCAATTCCCGCAAGGCAGCTTCGGCCATGATCGCCAAGATACCGGAGGAGTTATCGCGGTACATCGCCCGCTTCTACCGGACACATGAAGCACAGCGTGCTCGCTAGATCTGTCAAAGGTGCTACGATGCGGGCTGAGAGGATTTTACCGGATTGTCCGCAAAAGAGCGCAAGATCGAGGGCTTCCACGTTGAAATGTGGGATATCGACCGTCCAATCGACTATCCGAAGAACGCGCGCAAGTGGTCTCCAAAGGCGGTCGAGAAGGTGGCCACCAGCATTCGCGAGTTCGGCTGGCGGCAACCGGTCGTAGTCGATTCCGCGGGCGTCATCGTCATCGGCCACCTGCGCCGCGCCGCCGGCAAGAGCATTGGACTGACCGAGTGCCCAGTACACGTGGCTGCCGATCTCTCGCCGGCAAAGATCCGCGCGCTACGCCTGGCTGACAACCGCACGGCGCAAGAGGCTGAGTGGGATCTCGACATCCTGGCGAGCGAGTTCGCGGACCTGAAGACGTTCGACTTCGATCTGACCATCACGGGATTCGATCTAACCCAGGTAGACGGTTATCTTCGTGGCGCTAACTTCCAGCCAGGTACCGAAGCCGAGCAGGGCAGGTTAGATCAAAAAAAGCCCATCAAATGTCCGGAATGCGGTCATGAGTTTACGCCTTGATTGGTGCTCGCATGAAGCCGCTCGCTACGCCTGCGAGCATTGGTATTCGCGATCTGAAATGCCGGTTGGCAAGCTCGTAAAGATCGGCGTGTGGGAGGATGGACAGTTCGTGGGCGTCTTGATCTTCGGCTGTGGCACTGGCGGCGTGGCGAAGATCGGCGAACGACTCGGCGCGGGACCGTTCGGAACGGCAGAGCTTTCACGAATCGCGCTCAAGAGCCATAGCGTTGAGGTGAGTCGGATTATTTCTATCGCCTGTAAAATCCTGCATCGTGCCCAGCCGGGCTTGCGATTACTGCTCACGTATGCCGATCCGAGCACAGGACACCACGGCGGAATCTACCAGGGTGCCGGCTGGACGTACATCGGCAAGAGCGCGCCGGACTCGATGTATCGTGATACTGCCGGGAACATACATCACTCCCGACAGGTGAGCGCGAGCGGCTGGAAAATGAGCCGCGGTAAGGTGGTGACGGTAACCAACAAAATGCAGTGTGAGCGCATTCGACTGGAGCCCAAGCATCGATACGCGCTCGGTCTTGACGCCGAGATGCGTGATAAGCTTGAGACGATTCGCCAGGCGTATCCGAAGCGCGTCCGTAGTGATCTAGCTGACACGCCCGCCGTCCAGGCGGGAGAGGGCGATGCGATTTCGACCCGGACGCTCCAATCCGATATAGGGGATTCTCCCCATATAGGACCCCCTCAAAAGCCGCTAAAGTGATTGATGTGATTAACGTTGCCTGTCTATATCCCCACCACTTTCGCGCAATTCTGGAAGGTCGCAAGCGGACTGAATGGCGTGATCGTAAGCGTCCCGATAGACGCCTGGAGAGCATCAAGACGGGCGAACTGATCGTGTTCCAGGAGGCGCGCTCTGATCGCGTGATTCTCGCCACCGTCTGCCACGTCAAGCGCTTTCGACGCGCGAGCGCGTATCGCTACGGCATCCGTCTTGCCGAGCCGATGCTCGACTACGCCCCAGGGATCAAGCACTTGCAGGGCTGGCAGCGGCGCGATACACTGTAGTCAGTGCGAACTAAGCCGCCATACGAGCCCAGCGACAACGACCGCTGCATGGTGCGCAACATGGCCGCCGCCGGCATCGCAGCGAACTGCATTCATCGGTGCCTGCCGAATCGCCCGAAGTCCGAGAAGACCTTCCGCAAAGCCTTCCGCGAAGAGCTCGATACCTCCGCTGATATCGTGAGCGCGAAGGCAATCAGCAACCTCGTGGTAGCCATCGACGCGGGGCAAGCCTGGGCGATTTGTTTCTGGCTGAAGTGCCGCGCCGGGTTCCAGGAGACGAGCGCGCACCGCTTCGTGGCGAAGGACGGCGAGGATCGCAAGATGGACATGGAGGCTGTCCGCGCCTTCATGCAGTCCGATGACCGATCCGGTTAGGTTCCAGGAGAAGTTCCTCGGCCGCAAACTCTGGGCTAAGCAGCAGGAACTCTGCCGCGCCATCACGACACACCCATCAGTCGCCGTCAAGGGCTGCCACGGTAGCGGCAAGACCTTCGCCGTCTCCGGCATGGTGCCCTACGAGCTCACCGGCCAAGACGAATCCATCGTCCTCATCATGGCGCCCACCTTGCGCCAAGTGAAAACCGTGTGGGGCGAAATCACGGCGGCGATCAGCGACAGCAAGATTCGCTATCCGGAGCCGACTACGACGCGCTGGGAGATTTCGCCGAAGTGCTACGCGCAAGGATTCTCGAGCAGCAAGGGCGTCAATGCGCAAGGCTTCCACGGGCGACGCGTCACCATCTTCGCGGATGAAGCCATCGGCATATCGTCGGACATCTGGGACGCTATCGAAGGCATCCGCTCTGCTGGCGACGTGCGCCTCGTGACTCTCTGCAATCCGACCGTGCCCGCGGGCCCGGTGTACGAGAGCTTCACCAAACTTCGCGGCACGCCTGGCCATTGCTGCATTACGATCTCCGCATTCGACACGCCGAACCTGGCCGGTCTGACGCTCGAATCGTTGATGGCACTCCCCGAGGATCAGCTCGACTATGCGCCGTTTCCGTGGCTCACCCGGCGACGGTGGGTACGCGAGATGTATCACAAGTGGGGGCCGCAGAATCCGCGGTTCCAAAGTCGCGTGCTCGGCGAGTTCCCCCAGCAAGGCCAGTGGGCGGTATTCTCCCTGGCCTGGATCGAGCGCGCCGACCGAGAGCCCAATG